CTTTTTTTTCTTGTTGCAGCAGGTATAATAATAATGCTTTTCTCCATTACGTGATGTTCCGGAGTCGCCGAACAAGGATGCACCGCACTGTGCGCAAACAAGCTTCCCTGTTAAAACAAAACTGTCACCTTTTCTTTTTGTCATTTTTTTAAGCTCCCTTCTTTCTTGAATTGCGTTATATTCTTCCAAACTGATTATCGCCGGGATCATATTATCTATATATTGACCTTTAAATTTATAGGCCCCGGCATTACAGCGGTTATCAAGCATAGACGTAATATTGATTTCTGTGAAAGGTTTTCCCTTATGCCAGCGCCAACCTCTGCGATTGAAATCTCGCTTTATAGCAGCAATAGTCTTTCCTTGCAAATACTGATCTTTAGCTTCTCGGATGATCATGGCTTCCTCGGGTACGATTTCCGGCCTGCCATCGGCACCAGTACGATGCCCGAACTTACGTTGACCACCGTTACTCTTGCCTTTCAAAGCATTGTTGTCCATTCCGCGCCTGACCTTCTGGCTCAGCTCCAGAGAGTAATATTCAGCCATGCCTTCCAGGACGGATTCAAGGATGACAGATTCCGGATTGTCAGATAGGTTCTCCATAGCTGACAATAGTCTTATGTTATTTTTCTTCAAGCGCGCTTTAAGTGTGGCGCTGTCATAGCGGTTGCGTGCGAAGCGATCCAGCCGATAGACGATAACTACATCCACCTGCTTTCGATCGCAGTCATAGAGCATGCGCTGCAGCTCTGGACGGTTCTCTGCGTGCTTCCCGGAGATCGCCTTGTCAGCGTAGGTGCCAACAATTTCGATATTGTTTCGTTTTGCATAATCTTCAATGATCGCGATCTGCTGCTCAATAGATTCACTTTTCTGGCTCGCTGATGAGTAGCGAGCATAGATATAACCTCTTTGCATTTTGTTCGGCCTCCTTGTATAATAGAGGCATAGAAAAAGCATTGTCCGCACGACAATTTTTCTATGCAGTGGATCCTTGTTGGTAGCTCGGATCTTATTCCCTGGCTGTTGGTAGCAGCTGGGGCTTTTTTAATTAAATAAATTTGAAAGTTCTTCCGGGATATCTAATCCTGTAATTGCAAATCCCTCTGAATTAAAGGTTGCTGGAACATTTCCGTAGCCCTCTAGACTAACAGTATTTGATTCAATACCAGATTTGTAAGCATCTGACGTTTTATCAAATTGATATATTTCAATATTACCTACAGATGTTTTATATTTGTAACCTTCAACAGCACCTATTAACTCAGCCCCCATGCGGACTTCTTCATCGATACTATATCCAGCATTTAGAATTTCATTTTTAAACTGAATAAAGGATGCTATTGATTTTGAGCTTACATCTTGTATTGGCTCCGATGTTGGCTTAGATGTTGGATCGGGACTTGCTGGTTCCGAAACAGGAGTCTGCTCAGGTGTACTGCTGGGACTGTTTTTTGGTTCTTCCTTAGCTGTGCATGCGGATAACAAAAGTAATACGGCAAGAACTAGAGCAGTCGGTTTTTTCATAAATATTCCCTCCTCTTAAATATGTACATGCTTAATTGCATAGACGATTATTTCATCACTCCGATAACTCTTCCGACGCAGCGGAAATCACTGTATTCTGATGGGATGATGTCTGGATATTTTGGATTATGGGAAATCAATCGATCTTCCCCGAATTCTTTAACATAGGACTGACCGTCGATGATGAAAATACCAATTTCGCCGACATTGACAGACTCAGTGTGCTGCACAAGCAGCTTATCTCCATCAGAGAACGTCGGATCCATTGAATCGCCGTCGACGTTTATCACATAATCTGATTTACGATTTTTTGGCGTGTCAGGCAGCATGATTTCAGATGCGTCCATGCCATCAATTAAGTATTCGCCGTACCCTGCTGACGCACCTTGAGAGTAGTAGACTCTTGGAATATAAGTCATAGGTTCCTCAGCAATTTCGGCTTCGTAATTGCAGCGTTCATATTCTATATCTAATACAGAATTTACTGCTTTCTTTCCGTACGCATCAAGCGCACGGAGTTTTTTTATGTGTTCCTGCTCAGAGATAGTGCATTGAAACTCAGAATTACCATAATAGTCAAGCAAATATGAAGCGGATACTTTTAGCACTTCGCACAATTTGATTATTTTTTCAGCGTCAGGCTTATTTAAATCACGTTCCCAATTGCTAATTACACCGGATGATGCTTTTACTTCTATCAAATTAGCTAGCTCAGCTTGAGATATTCCGAGATTTTCTCTAGCTTTTTTTATGCGCTCACCAAGAGTGTTCATACAATTCCTCCTTTTGACTAGATTATATAGAAAAAAACATATTAAATCAAGAAAATCTGGATTTTGATATGAGAAATTCTCGAAATTAATGTTGACTATCGTGAAAAACACGTTTATACTGTAATTGTTCGAGAAATACTCGACACGAAAGGAGGAGTTATGAATGTCAGTAAACAAAAAGGTGAAAAGTCTATTGCAACAAAATGGCAGAACTCAAAAATGGACTATTCAGAAAATGAATGAGATTGATCCAACACTAGGAATGGATAGATGCAAAATGAGTGCCATTATAAACGAAACTAGGAAAATGACTGGTGATGAATTATTGGCGTTTTGCATGGCACTCAAGATAAGCCCTGATGAATTCGTTTCAAATGAAAAGAGGCTAACGTAAAGAAGGTGGAAAATGAATAAGTGGAAGAAGTGTATTGATGGATTTAAATTGTATTGGAAAAGTTTTGTTACTCTGCTTTTTACAGATTGTCAGTTCCAGATAGGGTTTAGTATTAGCCTTATTTCATTAATCTTTTCAATAATCGTGTTAATCTTCATATTTATCAAAAAAATGTAAAGTACAACGATATTGCAGAGATAAGTATGGCAATGATCGAGATTATGACTGGAATCCAAAATTTTATCCATTCGTTTCTTTTATTTGAAAAGTAATCTTTTCCAAAGCTAGTAAGACCATAAACGGGATTCGTTCCAACAAGCTGATTTCCAATGGCGACTGCATTAGTGAATTGTTTGTAACAAAGTTTTATATCGACAAGGTAATCCAATTCAGCGTGGAGTTGATCTTCTTTGAGATTCAAGGCATCTGCAATTTCTTGAGATGACTTTGACTCATCTTTTAACAATTTGATAAGCTGCTTCATTAATTTTTTCTCATGATTCATAACTACACCTCTTAATTCCATTATATCAAGAAAATCTGACAGAATCGCCCTAAATGTAACACCGAATGATTTATTTAAGACAGATTGAAGTACCAGTACCGAAGCGAAAGGATAAGGAGTGTGAACAAGTATGATCGATTTATTAATCGGATTAACCGGATTTCTTATGTTCTCAAGTTGGCTACTTCTGATTTTTAACAAAAACCTCATGTGGCCAGAGCCTAATGACAATTCGGTATTATTCGAAGTATCTGTCCTGATCGGATCTTCATTGCTGTTTATTCTGTTTGGTTCTATTAGATAGCGTAACTCCAAACGATTTATTCAAGACAGATTGATTAGGAATTAATTCCATAGCCAACGCCGCACAAAAAAAGGAAGTCTAAATAAGACTTCCTAAGAGTTGAATAAAAGCAACGATGTAAGGAATCCAATCAGGAACTAAAGCCATTAAACTGATGAGTCGGTCTAAAGAAATGAAATGTGAAGTTACTTTCTTTGTTCCATCAGTTTGGTAAAAGTAGTTGATTGTAACATTGGCATAATTATTCAAGGTAATGTGTGGCGGTGCGTTCGGCAGAGATTTGCATAGGGTTTCAAGTTCACTTGTGCGAAGTAATTCTTGAAATTCAAAATGTTGATGAAGATGTTGCTCAGCTGAAAAAGTTTCCCAAGTTTTTAAGGCGATGAAGGCTAAGCGCCGTATAAGCTTGAGAATAGCGCTTTGTTGAATCTTTAGAGCGTCAGAAGCAAGGTCTGATAACGCTTGAGCTTGAGCAACTATATCCTCAGAAAAGCTAAGCATATCTCTGTCGTTTGCAATACGCAATTTAAGTGATGCACTTTCCATAATTTTCACCTCCTTTCTGTATTTGATTATACAGCAAGATGAGTGAATGTGTGGCGCTGGCTATGGAGTAGTTTTTGACAACTTAAATGAAAGGAGCGAGGTGAATTAGATGAAATGGAATGGCATAGTGAATGGTTTACCGGCTAAGCATTTAACGATAGACACGGAAAAAGAAACCTTCTTGATTGATGGTAAGGATTTCTCAAAGGGGTGCTTGAATTTGACGCTTAGACTAAAAGCTGGAAAATTTCTGCTTGAAATTAACACCAAAGAGAACAATGGAATCAACGATCTAAAAGAGCTTGCTACTCCTCTGCAGAAATGGCTGGCAAGTAATTATGATCCGATGTGCTGCATTGTGGTGCAGGCTGATCGGGTTGAAGTGCTTAGATCTGAAATGTCGATACCTGCAGAAGTAGTAGAAATTCACGAACACTGGATTAACATGGATGACCGGGAAGCGAGGTGATGATGTGGAACAAACCAACGAGGCTGTTTATGACGGATTGGCGCGAGCGCTTGCGGAAGCAATAAGGCGCTTCTACGCGGATCCAGCAAATGAGGCTGAATTCCAAGAATGGCTCAAACAAAAAAAGGAACCCTCGGCGAGCTTGGCGGCAACCGAGAGTTCAACAAGATGATCTTATTGGATTGAGATCATCTCTATTTTATCACAAGCAATCAAGCTTGTGAAGGAAGGGAGAAATAAATGACAATAACAAACGAAGCAGCTCGCGCTTATGCAGCAATCGCCGCACAGAACATCGGCATCAAGGTAGATGATATCATGCTCCTTGTCGATGAAATGATGTATCTAATGGACGTTTATACAGAGGCAGAGATCCTTGCCAAAATGCGCAAATTGATCGGCCAGGACGGAACAAAATGAATTACGAAGAGATGTGCGCCCTTGCGGCAGTGGCCTTATGTCGGATCCCAGTGAGTAAAAGAACGACCGACTATGAAAGTATAACGAGAAATCTGTGCGAAAACATGATTAAACTGATGCCACGTATGACAGGATCAGAGCTTATCAAGTGCGCTGATGCCGCCATAAACAAGGGGCGGACAGGTGAGAAAATGGTCAGCAAAAAAGTTGCTCAGGATTACGCGGCCGTAGCCTTGACAGCGGTGCCTGAACAGCTTAGGGAGACTGATCTGATGTATGCAATCAATTTGTATGACCAGATGGACAAGCTCATGCAAGAATACACGCCTGCACAGATTCGGGCGCAGGCGCTGGAACTGCTAGATGGAGAGGTGTACTGATGCGCAGGCTTAGACGCCCGGCCCTGGTAGTCATCACGGCTGCGCTGACTGCCGGCGTGACGCTCAACCTGCCGGCAGCTGATGCCGAGACACCAGTACGGCAGACGGTGACCGTGATCGATCTCTATCAGCCTGATACGCCGGCTTATACAGCCGACATGGACGTCAGCTGGCATGAGTGGCAACCGATCGCCAAGGCGGCCGGGGTTGTCCCGGTGGCGCTGCTGGAGCTGGCCGAGGAGTACAATATCAGCCCAGTCTACGCCGCGGCGGTGTTTGTACTTGAAACCGGCTGGGGATCATCGTCAGTCTGGCTGACCAAGCACAATCCCGCCGGGATCCGGTGCGGATCTAGGTACTGCAGATACAGCACAGCTGCAGATGGGCTTAGACGGATGTTTGAGATCATGGCCGACTACTACGGCAACGGCCTGACCACGGTAGCACAGCAGCGCTCGCTGTGGTCGGAGGCTGATGATACAGAAAAGATAGTCCAGCTCATGGAGCAGCTGGCTGAGTAGCTTATGGAGGCAATCATCAACGGCATCAACAGGATGGCGGGCAGCTATCATGCTCAAGATATCTTCCAGGATTGGGTGCAGATGTCCGGGATCTCTATATCAAACCAGTTATTTTTCGATCAACGACTGGAAGAGCAGTATCTGACACTTGCAAAAAAATACAACGATGAGCAGTTAAAAGAAATGTGCCGATGGACCGCAAGGCTTGTAGAGCTGTTTGAGAATGATATCAATGATTATCTCGGCAGCATCTACATGATGTTAAATGCCGGGAATTCGAGGACAGGTCAATTTTTCACACCATTTCATGTGTGTGTGCTGATGGCCAAGGCGGTACTTACTGGATATAGCGGCGAAAAGATCACAGCCAATGAGCCCAGTGTCGGCGGCGGGGCCAATTTTCTGGCGGTAGCCAAGGAGATCCAGCGTTTAGGTTACGATTATCAAAGTTTGCTTGACGTTGTCGCCCAGGATCTTGATTACAAATGCGTGTGGATGTCTTATCTACAGTTTAGCTTTGCGGGTATTAGTGCGATATGTGTGCAAGGCAATACCCTGCAAAATGAAATCAATTTTACCTTAGTCACGCCAATGTATTGCTTGAGAGGTGTGTCACCGTGAAAAATGATGTAATCAATTTAATCATTTTGAAGCTAAATGATAAAATTGAAAGCCGTGAAATCGAGCTTATAAAGAATACGCTAATCACCTGTCTTGAAGATTATGATCTGGTACCTAAAAAGAATGAAGTCGTACCGTATGGCTACGAAGACGAAAAGCTGATTCAGCTGTTCTTGGTAAGCAAAAAGATTGATGGATTGAGTGATCGATCCATTAAAGTGTATAGGCAGGAGTTAAATTCACATCTACACCTATACATTCAAAAAAAGATCACCGACATTACAACGGACGATCTGCGGATGCACTTTGCGAAACGGATGATCGATAGCCCGAATTTATCAAAATCGACGCTAAACAGTGAACGGCGGTATTTATCCAGCTTCTTCACTTGGCTTGCGGACAACGGATATATTTCCAGAAATCCAATGCGAGCGATTAAGATGATGAAAGAGGACAAGCGGATCAAGAAGCCATTTACACAGGAGGAAATTGAACTCATGCGAGACGAACTCAAGAATCGAGTTGAAAAGGCAAGAAATAATCGGGATCGGTTTGTCGCAATAAGAATGCAAGCACTCTTTGAATTTATGCTGAGCACCGGTTGCCGTGTAAGCGAAGCTTCCGGTGCTAAACTTAAGGATTTAAACATGACAAGCAACGAGATTCTCGTGTTTGGAAAAGGGGCAAAAGAACGTGTTTGTTATCTAAACGAAATCTCGATCATCCGCTTAAAACAATGGCTTGAGGTTAGATCAGAGATGTCAGTAGACAGTGAGTATTTGTTTACGGGATATCAGAACTCATATACCGATGAAACGCAGCTCGGTGCTGGAAGCATTGAGAGCTATTTCCGGCATTTAGGTAATCAGCTCGGGATCAAGTGTCATCCGCACAAGTTCAGACGGACGTGCGCTACGATGGCACTCACAAAGGGGATGCCAATCGAAGAAGTACAGCAGATGCTTGGTCACAACGAGATCAACACAACCATGATCTACGCCCAAGTATCGCAAGAGAATGTGAAACACAGTCATAGAAAATATATGTAAGAAATTGACCAGCTCATGGAGCAGCTGGCGGAGGAAAAGGAAACATGGAATTAAAAAAGGTCATCATCGAGAATTTCCGCAATATCGTGCATGCAGAGTATGATCTTACATCCCGCAGCATTTTCGCGGGCCCGAACCGCAAGGGCAAGACAAACACCATCCTGGCGATCTATTGGGCGTTAACAGATCTGCTGCTTGATGGATCATCCAACTATCAGTCGTTTAAGCCAGGCTACATTGAGGAGGCCGAGGTCAGCGTCGAGCTAGTCTGTGATGCCTTCACGCTCAAAAAAGTTTATAAGGGTTGGCGGCCAAGACAGCAAGGTTCTGGTGATCCAGGCGATCTGCAACATACCACCGATTATTGGATAGATGGCACCAAGTACAAAACACAGAGTGAGGCAAAAAGGGCGCTGCTTAAGCTGCTTGGCACCGATCGACAGCTTGAGACATCAAAGTTCGATCTGACCCGGACATTGATTGACCCGTACTACATCGGTCAAGAGTGTGACTATAAGACGCTGCGAAGCTTTATCGTTGAGATCATCGGCGATGTAAGTAATGAAGATGTCTTTGCATCCGATCCGGCGCTGCTGACAATTCGTGATCTGATGGCGCGGTATCAGTATGATCCTGGACTTGCGCAAAAGTTTGTCAAGCAACAAGTCACAGCGGTTAAAAAGGATATTGAGGCAAGTGAGCAGCAAGTTAAAGGTCTGGAGTCTGTACAGGACGTGGATCCAGCACTGCTCAAAGAGGCTCAAGAGGCGCTTGATCAAATTGACAAGCAGATCGAAGGCTTACAGGTGCAATTGTCCGGCAAGGATAATCCACAAGTTAACGAGGCAAAGCTCAAACTATCTGATCTGACCTTAAAACTTGCGGAGAGCCGGACAAAGGATATGGAGGCGGTACAGGAGCACAACCGACAAATTGAGGCGGAGATCAGCCGACTGCAAAAAGTGCAACAGGATGCAGAGCAGCAAGCGCAGGATTTAATCCGGCGGAAAATTTCCGCGGAAAACGCAATCCTCGGCAATGATCAAAAGATTGTCAGCATTGAGCAGCAGATCGAGGACTTAGAAGCTCGCAGACAAGATCGGCTACAGGAATACCATGCAAGAAGTGCTGAAGAATATATGCTGCCAGAATCTCAGAAAGAAGTGTGTCCGAATTGTGGTCATGTGCTCAATCTAGAAGCGCTTGAAAGTTATAGATCAGCCTGGGAAGCTAACAAGCAGCGGGATCTGGACTACATCGTTCGCCAGGGAAAGCAGCTAAATAATGACATTGAAAATTTGCGATTTAAAATCGAAGAACTGCGAAAAGGGAAAGCTTCCTCAGAGGAAAATCTACCGCTGATCAAGCAGGAAATCAGATCATTTGAAACAGAGGCTCAGCAAGCCCAGGACAGCGTCGGACAGCTGCGTAAACAACTGACTGATATAGTTGACTCAGAGCGGACAACAGCTCTCAAAGAGTCTGTAAAAGAGGCTCAGGACAACTATGACAATTTGATCAAAGCACAACAGGCATCTGTGGAGGAGGTACAAGGGGAGATCAAGCGGTTAAAGGCTGAGACATTGCAACATCACGGCGTGTTGGATTATCACGTCGCCTACATGGTAACTCAGAAAAAAGCTGAGGCTATGCGCAACCAGATCAAAACAAAAGAGGACACACTGATTGATTTTGAGCAGCAGTCCATTCTGGTTGATCGGTTTTTGGAGATCAAGTTAGGTTTGTTTCAGCGCCGGATTTCCGGCGTGTTTGGTGACCGGGTCCAATTTACGCTGATCAAATACAACCTTAAAAAAGGTAGCTGGGATGAGGTGTGCTATCCGTCAGTATTGGATAAAAACACACCGTTCGAGGACGGCTCAGGATCCGAAAAGATCTTGACCGGTATCTACCTGGCGGAGTGTGTCAAGCGTCATCTGGGACTGGGCGATCTGCCTTATATCTTTGATGAGTGTGACAAGCTCGACACAGCCAGCCTGGCGGCGATTCCGACGCAGGCGCAGATCATCACAACAAAAGTTGACGATGTCAACTATAACAAAGTAACGCTGATTAGCGCATAGAAAGAGAGAGGTAAAAGATTATGATTAAAGGCACTGTTAAGTTTTTTGAGGAAAAGAAGGGCTACGGATTTATCGCAGGCGACAACGGAAAGGTTTATTTCTTCCACTGGTCAGACATCCAAGCTGAGGGCTACAAAAAAGCTGAAAAGAACCAGCGCGTAACCTTTGAGGTAATCCAAAGCGACCGCGGTGAAAAGGCAGGCTATGTCTGCTTGGAGAAATAACATGGCAGAAGAAAAAAATAATGCAACGGTAAAGGCTCAGAGTACAAACTCTCAGCCTTTCCAATCAGCGCTGGCGAAGACACAGACTGCCTACACAGAGATGGTTGTTAAGGCAGGATTAAAGCTTAATATCAAGTATTCAGAGTATCAGAAGCTGTGTGTGGCAAACCTTCTAACGAAAATGAAAGAACTGCTCGACAAAGAAGGGCTTGATATCACGCAGATCAATCAAACAAACATCACGTCTATTTTACAGACAGCAGCCATGCTCAATCTTAATGCTGCTGCTTCTCCAAGAGAGTGCTATGTCATCACGCGGAATGTTAAGACAGCGAACGGTTGGTCTAAAGAATTTGAATTTGGAATTGAGGGCGACGGTAACGACAAAATCCTGCGAAAGTACGGTGCCGGAGTGAAACAGGTCTATCCAATCTGGGAAGTCCGCGAAGGTGATGAGTTTACCTATCCAGCCTTTAAGGGTATCAACCTGGATCCGCCATCATGGGCGCCTAAAAGCATGACCGGCAAGGTTGTGCGAGTGGTCTATCCGATCCGATATGAGGATGATCAGATCCAGTATCACATTTCTGAGCGTGATGAGGTCAAGGTCAACCTGCAGGCGCATATCAGCAATAATCTGCTCAAGTCAAAAGATTACACAGAAGCAAAAAAGACGGAGATCATTGATCGTCTTAAAGACATGACGCTGGATCAGATTTTTGAAGATTCCGACGCATTAAAAATCATGTCACCAGCCTGGCGATCGCCGCATTCGCGTGAAGCGATGATTTTACGCAAAATGCGAAATAATGCGATCAAGAAGATCCCGAAGGATTTCAGTGATGCTTTCATGGCCAAGGCGTATGAATCTACGTTTGAGGACTACGATCAGTATCGCGACGATCGAATTGATAAAGAAGGAGCAGTTGACGCAGAAGTCGCTGAGCAAGCCGGAATCCGCCCAGTACAAGACGATATTCCGGCGATCCCTCAACAGGCCGAGAGCGTAAAAAAAGCCCCGGAAATCATCTGTAACGAGGCCGAGAAGGTCGCTGTGTCGGCGGATCCATTCTGATCATGGAATTCCGTTGCTTGGCCAGCTCATCCGCTGGCAACTGTTATCATATTACATTAAATCGCAAAGACTTGCCTCCGGTAGTGCTGCTACTGGAGGCCGGCCTTCCCTACGCTGAGCTTCTGCGGCGTATGACCTCTGAGGGGCTTGATTTGCGGGCCGTGGATGCTGTTTTAATCACGCATAATCACAAGGACCACTGCGCTGCTTTCGGCGATCTGCGACGCCGCGGGAAGCGTGTGTATGGCAACCGGTTGATCGTTGGAGAGAACCAGAGCACACTGCTGGAGGCCGGCCGGATTAAGACCCTCGCTGCAGAAACGAGAGTTTACCCGTTTGCCGTTGAGCATGACGCAGAGGATAGCCTGGGTTTTGTAATTTACACCGATATGGAGATGATCCTGTTTGTCAATGATTGTAAGTATTTCGCTGAGGATTTATCTAAACAAAAATTCAACTATATTTTCATCGAGTCTAACTATGACGGCCAGGTGATCCACTTTGCTTACGAGGCTGCCAAAGAGCAACATAACGAGGTCGATATTAAACGGTATGAGCGCATTTTAAACAGCCATATGTCTATCAAACACACCTGCGATCAGCTCAAAAAGCTTGATCTCAGCAACTGCAAAGGCATCTTCTTGATGCACCTTTCAGATCGTCATGCCAACCCAAATTTGTTTAAACAAAGGGTTCAGAAACAGTTCGGAAAGCCTTGCTTTGCGTGTCGAAAAAGCGGGGGTATTTTGTAAAGGAGGGGTTTATACAATGTATTCCAAGATTGATAGCCTGTTTTGGCGGGATCAAAAAAATAGAAAATTAAGTGATGATGGGAAATTGTTGTTTTTATATCTTCTCACTTGTCCTCATCGTAGTTCAATAGGGTTGTATTACCTCCCTGAACAATATGTTGCTTCGGACATAAAATGGACACTTGAAAGGGTTCAAAAAGGGTTTAAAGAACTGTTACAAAACGGTTGCGTTAAGTACGACAAAGATAACGAAATCGTCTTTATTAAAAACTTTTTACGGTATAACAGCTTTGAAAACTCAAACCAAATTAGAGGAGCTTTAAAATACCTTATTACATTGCCTGACACAGTGTTTTTAAGCGATCTTATAGAGGTTATAAAAATGGGATACGAAGACTGTTCTAAGGATAAAAGCCAAGACTTTAAGAAGGCTTTAGAAACCCTTATGACAACCCTTGCCGAAAGAGTTCGGAATACAGTAGCTTATAACAGTAACAGTAACAGTAGCTTATATTTAAATACTTTAGCGCCGAGCTCTAACGACTCGACGCCGGATAAAAATGCACTCGAACCTGTTCCCGATGGTGAGGAAAACCCGGAGGAGTTTTCAGAATTGTTACAAGAGCCACCGTTGATCATGTTGCCGTTGAACGATGGAACAGAATATCCAATCGCTACATCAATGGCTAATGAATGGCAACAACTTTATCCAGCAACCAATGTCATAACAGAATTAAGAAAAATGCGAGGATGGTTATTGTCAGAGCCCACAAAAAGAAAAACCAGTCGTGGCATTTTAAGATTTGTCACGAATTGGTTAAGCCGTGAACAGGACAAAGGATCCCGTAATTTCCCAAAGACGGTTCGTCAGGATGTCTTACCTGACTACTACCAGCAGATGAAAACCGGATCTGAAAAAGAAACCGCAGAGGAAACCGATTTCAACCGCGAAGAATATGAAGAAATCCGCAGGCAGTTGCAGGAACAGGAGGAGGAGAAAAAATGAACAAAGAAAAATTATACAATCTCGCCATCGCAACATATGGAGATGAAGAACAGATCAACCAAGGTATCGAGGAGATGGCTGAGCTGATCCAGGCAATTAATAAATTCCGGCGCAATCCATGCGAAGAAACTCTGAATGGCATAGAGGAGGAAATAGCCGATGTTGAGATTATGCTGGAGCAGTACAAGATCATTTATGCTGCGAATCCTATTGTTGAGAAACTAAAAAATCAAAAACTGCAGCGCTTGGCATCTCGATTAGGGGTAAAAGACTATGATTAACCGAGTAGTCATAACCGGGCGACTTTCCCGGGATCCTGAGTTGCGCAAGACACAATCTGGCTTGTCCGTCTGCAGCTTCCAGCTCGCAGTAGATCGCCCTAAGCAAAAGGGGCAGGATGAGGCGGTAACGGACTGGATCAGCTGCCAGGCTTGGCGGCAGGCTGCGGACTACATTTGCAACTATGCAAAAAAGGGCGCACTGCTTGCGGTGGACGGTAGACTCCAGACACGCAGCTACGACAACTCTTCGGGTCAAAAAGTCCATGTCACCGAGGTTGTCTGTGAGCGTGTTGAGATCCAGCGGCAGGCGTCAACGCAGGGCAGTGGTAAGCAGCAAACAAGATCAAACCAAGGTTATCAATACACTGACGATGGAGGATTCGCAAACAGCTACACATCAACAGGTTCCCAAGATCCATTTGCCGATGATTACGGCCCGGGTCCGGCACTGGATATCAGCTCAGACGATCTCCCTTTTGACTAACCTTGTACAGCGTGGCTGACTGTGCAGGGTAAACGAATAAGCCAAAACTTAGATCGAAGGAGGGGAAAAAGGGTGAATGAATTATTGAAAATTACATACAACGCTGATCAGATTACAGTATCAGCAAGAGAACTACATGAATTTTTGGAAGTAGGAACTAGGTTCAATGATTGGTTTTCTAGAATGTGTGAATATGGTTTTTCCAAAGGAATTGACTATGATGATGTTTTACTCAAAAATGAGCAAAACCCATTAGGCGGTCGTCCAGCTACAGATTACCAGCTCACTATCGATATGGCCAAAGAACTTGCAATGATCCAACGTAATGAGAAAGGCCGGCAGGCGCGTCAATACTTCTTGGAGGTTGAGCGTTGCTGGAATTCGCCAGAATACGTTATGAAGCGAGCTTTGGAGATTGCTGATCAGAAAGTAAAGCAACTTACCACTGAGAATAATAATCTGCGACCGAAAGCGAGGTTTGCTGATGCTGTTGCTGGAAGTGATACCAGTATTTTGATCGGAGAGCTTTCCAAGCTTTTGAAACAGAATGGTGTAAATATTGGACAAAAGCGTTTATTTGAATGGTTGCGGCAAAATGGATATTTGATGAAGTCGGGCTCCAGCAAAAATATGCCTACACAAAGATCTATGGAACAAGGACTAATGGAAATCAAAGAGCGAACGATTAACAATCCAGACGGCAGTGTACGAATCACTAAAACACCGAAAGTAACAGGAAAAGGACAGATATACTTTGTTAATCAGTTTATCTTTATAAAGTAATTTCTATGACTACACAAACATTTATAAAAAGAAAGCACCTATAAAAGGTGCAGTCGATGGATTACATGGATTGGAGCTTATTCATAAGTGCTTCTTGGAGTACCTGAGAAAAATTAATTCCTTTCGCTGTTGCTTCTTCATTAAGCCAGCCAGGGATGCTTAAAGTTTTCTTGACAGCTTTTGAGTTTACACGTTTTTTAAAAGCCACGAAATCAAACTCAACAATGACAAGAAATTCGTCATTATTAACTTGGATGACTTCCGGAGAAGATGGCGACGGGAAGCTTTCATTTTCGTCTCGTTTGACTGAAAGCGCAAGCCCAAGACAGTCAACGGCCATTTCGTAGGCTTCTTGCATATTATCCCCTTCAGTAATAGCTTCAGGGATATCAGGGAAAGTAACCCAGAAACCGCCTTCTTCAGCTTTGTGGAAAATTGCAGGATAAAAAATTTTGTTGTCCATAAAATGACCTCCTAAGTTTATTTTATGGCAGGAGGGCTTATTTCAGCCCAGCCTGCTTAAGAATAGCTTGCTCCATTCCTTTTTTCAAAGTAGTAGAGCCGTGATCAGGTACGGTCGTCTGTTTTCTGGTTTCGGGGTTTCTCATAATTACATGAGAAGTACCACGTTGCCTTAAAATGACGAATCCGTTCTTTTTTAGGAACTTAATCATTTCCTTAGACGTCATTGGCATGATTGGTTCTCCTTTCCCTTATCACATCTCTATTATAACACGTATAAATACGTATGTAAATAAGAAATACGTAACTTTACGTAAAATTTTAAATATGTTCTTAATATAGCAAAACGACGATTTACAACATCCGGAGCCCTAAAAAGGCAGGAGGAAGGAAAAAGGTATGAACATTAAACAAGAAGCTGAACTTTTTTATAAGGCGTTAACAAGGGTGTCAAATAGAGTGGACAAAGTGGATGATTTAACTGCTATTATAGCTCACCTTGAAATTGATCTCGAAAAACTTGAACGTGAAAACCTCGGCTTACGACAGCAAGTTGAAAACTTAAAAAGAAAGGAAGAATCGCGTTATAAAAGTGACGCATGGGCGGATTGAATGATTGACGAAAAGAAACTGATTGATCGGTTAGAAAGAATGAATAAATATCAAGAAGCGTTGGATTTTCTGTGCAATCATGCAATGGAGTATGTAGAGGATTATGATTGGCAAGAGAATTATGATTGCGGCGAATTCCGCCCATTGAACGAAGAAGATCTAAATGCTCATAAGTCTATCTTGCAAGAGTTAGTGGATAAAGCAACACCAACAAAGCCGAAAGGATTGAGCATATCCCACGATGGCAGGTTAGGAAACTGCCCAAACTGTAATAAAATAGTTCGGGAAAAAGATGAAAAGAAGAATATATGTGTGTGTGGGCAGGCGTTGGATTGGAGCGGCAATCAATGATCCCCGTACTGCTCGCCGTCGTGTTTGTTGCGATCGTGCTGCTGATTGATCGGATGGGAGGTGATCAATAATGCCAATTAAAAACTACACGACAACAATCAAAGCGTCAAAGACTATCGGCGAGATCCAAGAGATTCTCGCTTCGCGGGGCGCACGTCAGATCATGATTGACTACCAAGACGGTCGTGCTAATCGTGTTTGCTTTACAATTGATACGCCTATCGGATTGCAGGCGGTAGTTCTGCCGGTTCAGCCCGATCGGGTTCTCGCAGTGCTTAAACGCGATGGAGTTAAGGCTGATTATACCCGCGCTGAAAATGTAGCGTGGCGTATCGCAAAAGATTGGCTTGTGGATCAGCTTGCGATCTTGGATACCGAGATGGTCACTATTGATCAGGTGTTACTGCCATACTTTGTTGATCGATCTGGTCGATCGGTGTATGAGCTGTATGGCAGCGGACAACTGATGATTGCAGGAGGTGACCTGCCATGACCTCCGCTGAGCTCCAGGCGGCCATCCTGGCCACGCAAAAGCAGATCACAAACACAATGTCGCCGCTGCGCAAAAGAGACCTGCAGCGCCATTTGGCGAGGCTCAGACGCAAGCTGCGGGCGATAGAGAGGAGATGACAGGTAATGCGCAACCTGGATAAGTACGCGGCGGCCTTGTGCGAGCAGTTTAGCCGATCAGATCCGTGCGTCTTAAGCGCGGATAATGACTGTGATTACTGCGAGCTGCTGGGTATCTGCTCCAATCCTGATAAGCTGCTGGCATTTATGATGCAGCCTGCAGCCGATGACGATCAGCAGCTCCTGCATGAGCCACAAGGCACAGTATAGCCGATAGAGGAGGGATGGCGGTGGACGAGAGGATCAAACGGACAAAGGATAAGCTGCGGGTGTACGGGTCATACTCCCGTGAGATTAGCAAGTTACGAGTATGGCTGCTTGATCTTAGCACCTATCTTTGGCTGCATGAGGACTGGCCAGAGCAGGCAGCCAGAGAGATGCACATCAGAGGCTTAGATAACAAGCATCCACCAGGCCAGCAACTCTGCGTGCAAAAGGCAGCCATCGAGGCGCAGCTGGAGCAGTTAAGAGCTGCAAGGTCTGCTTTAGGACTGGATGACTGGCTTGACAGTTTAAGCATGGAGGATCGGCAGATTGTCCAACTGGTTTATGAGGAGGGGTATAGCTATCAGGCAGCTGCGCCCATGGTCAACATGTCAAAACCAGGATTGCAGTATAGGATTAATAAAATTTGTAAAAACTCCATACGCGTATAGTTGACTTTTGTGGTACTATACGCGTGTAAGATGCCAGAGGGTATCTGAGCCGATAGTACCGCCGGCGCCTCTGCTTTCTCCAGCGGCGGTCAGGCATATCAAGCACTCAGCGATGGGTGCTTTTTCTTTGGTTTCCAGCAACCAGGCTGGATGCGGAAGGATGTTCTTTTCCCCCTCTACTTTCTAACTTTCCTGCAAACTCACAGCTCCGCGTATCGCCTTGCGGGGCTAAATAAAAAATAGGCACGAGGCCTATTTGACGGGATGACGAGGGATGATGCATCGCTTATGTACGATGTCACTCATCACAAGCAAAAATTGTAGATTGGTGGGCTTGCCTTTGGCGGACAAGATGGTGTTGCCAAAATACTTTGATAACACACTGATGTCGCCTCGGGTCCAGGCTCCCTCGATTGATGTGCGGATGTTGCGCTCGACGCGCGTGGCTGTAGTGTGATGAGCAGTCGCTACCTTGGGATAGAGACGGCCCTTGAGATTTTGCAGCAGAGTCTGATCTGACACTGCATAAGTCAGAGCACTGGCCAATAAGTTGTATCCTTGATTTACGACACCACATTCCTTGAGCAGTTCCACAGCGACGCCGTGGATGGCAAGAGCGTCAACTCGATCATCCTCGTCTGGTGTAAGATCAAAAAACTGCTCAAGAGTGTCCAGCAAGGTCATATAAACATCAAGCCTATGCGGACAACTTAAGCAGTATTCGGGTAATCTTTCCATATTTTTCCTCCTCTCAAAGTCAATTGTAAGCAGCTATACGAGAGGATAAAACCGTATTTAAGGCGTATAAACAGCAAAGTTTAAAAAAACAGACAAATGTTGTCTAAAATCAACGAAATTGTCGAAAAGTGTCGGTTGCATCAGGAGGTGATAGGATGCGCGGTAAATATGAAACACATGTTAAGCCTAAGCTGGATCTGATCGCTCAGTGGGCGCGTGACGGCGCGATTGAGCGGGACATTGCTAAAAAGCTCGGCGTGTCCGAGAGTACCTTTAGTGGATACAAGAAAGAGCACCCTGAGCTGATGGAGACGTTAACCGTTAACAAAGAGGTCGCGGATGCCAGAGTCGAGAGTGCGCTGTATAAACGAGCAATCGGATATGAGTACACAGAAACCAGCAAAGAGGTTGGTCCTGATGGTACAAAGACCAAAACAACAACCAAGCAGGTCGCCCCTGACGTCACAGCGCAGATCTACTGGCTCAATAACCGCCGCCCAGATCGTTGGCGCAACAAACAGGACATCAGCATCGAGGGCGCATCTAAGGTGGAGATTATCAATGACATTCCAAAACCTACCGACTCGGATTAGACTGACGGAGCTGATTGCCCCGTCTTTTTACGATCTGTATTGGGATGTTGTCGAGCACAAGCACACGCACTACAAGCTCGCCGGCGGCCGCGGATCAACCAAGTCATCGTTTATCAGCATCATGATTGTCCTGGGCATGATGTCCAATCCAGACGCTAACGCGATGGTGCTGCGCAAAGTAGGCCGTTACCTTGAGGAGTCAGTCTTTGAGCAGCTCCTCTGGGCCATCGAAAAGCTCGGCGTCGATCACCTTTGGAAACCGAAATACTCTCCCCTCGGTTTAACCTATTTGCCGACCGGACAGCGCATTGTCTTCCGTGGTGCGGATGAACCTAAGAAGATTAAATCTGTTAAGCTGCAGCATGGATACTTTGCATACACATGGTACGAGGAGCGCGATGAGTTTGACGGGGACGAGGAGGAGCGCACGATCAATCAGTCCTTGATGCGCGGTGGCGACAAGTACTGGGTGTTTTATTCCTGGAACCCGCCAAAGAGTATCAACAGTTGGGTCAATCAGGATGTGCTGCTGCCACGAGAGGACACGATCGTGCATCACAGCGATTACCGATCGGTTCCGCGGGAGTGGCTCGGACCTCAATTTTACATCGAGGCTGAGGAGCTTAAGCGCAACAAGCCGATGGCTTATCGTCATGAGTACCTTGGCGAAGCAACTGGTACAGGCGGTCAGGTATTTGACAACGTTACGATCCGAGAGATCGCGGCTGATGAGCTGGTAGTCTTTGACAAGATTCATCATGGCCTAGACTTCGGCTTTGCGGCAGATCCGCTAGCCTATATCAAAAACCATTTTGACAAGACGCGACGACGTCTTTTTATTTTCGGCGAGTTGTATCAGGTTGGGCTGTCCAACGCCAAGGCAGTCCAGCAGATCAAGCTGCTCAATCCGCTTAACCAGCTTGTTATCGCGGACAGCGAGGATCCGCGGACGATCAACGAGTTCCGCGAGCTGGGCCTGCGGATCATCGGCGCTAAAAAAGGTCCGGGGTCCGTTGATCATGGGATCAAGTGGCTGCAGGATCTCAATGAGATCATTATCGATCCGCGCTATTGTCCAAACACAGCCCGCGAGTTTAGCAGCTACGAGCTGGAGCGAGATAAAAACGGCAACTTCAAGGGTAGCTACCCGGATAAAAACAACCACAGCATTGACGCCACCAGGTATAGCCTGGAGGATCAGATGACAATGAGCAAAGCGAAAGCCCGCCGGAAATCCCGGTATGGCATTGTGTGAGGTGAGGACATGAGGAAAATGAAATATATCGGCGCATTTGATGAGCAGAATTTGGATAAGTCCAAGATTCTGCAGCTGATCAATGCGCATCGAAGCACAGAAGGCGTGCGGATCCATCGGAATCTGGATTATTATGATGGAAGTCACGCCATTCTTCGGCGCAAAAAGAAAAATGAAGCCGCAAGCAATAATCGATTAGTATGCAACCATGCGAAGGATATCGCCGATACAGCCACCAGTTACTTTTTAGCGGCACCGATCACTTATAGTACCAGTGATAAGGCGATGGATATTGACCGGCTTACCGACTATTTTGATATGGCGGATGTCGACGAGACCGATCACGACAATGCCCTTGATATGTCGCGAGCAGGTGTAGCGTATGAATACATCTATGCCGCGCAGGATGAGGCGCGTCCTTTGATCAAAAATCTTGAGCCTCAGCACACATTTTTGGTTTACGATGACACGATTGAGGAAAATGTTCTATTTGGTGTTTACTACTATTGGATCGTGGACGCAGCGACAAAGCAGGAAATTTACAAAGCGGTCGTGGCTACGAAGCACTTTATCCACACGATCGACATTATCAACGATTCTGTTGCTGCTCAAACTGCTCAGAGCAATCCAGAATCCCATCTGTTTGATGACGTGCCGATCGTTGAGTATCGTAACAACAAAGATGGGATTGGTGATTATGAGCAGCAGATCAGCCTGATTGACGCTTACAATACGCTGATGTCAGACCGGGTCAATGACAAGGAACAATTCCTAGAAGCGATCCTGGTGCTCATCGGAGCGCTGCTTGGTGATGATGAAAAGGAAACAGGCGAAGCTGCAAAACAGATCAAAGACTTGGGTATCCTAGAGCTGCCGTCAGGTGCCAGCGCGGAATACATCACGCGAACCTTTGACGAAACATCGGTCGAGGTGCTGAAAAAGGCGATCAAGGATGATATTTATACCTTTTCGCACGTGCCATGTTTGACTGATGAGAACTTTGTCGGCAACAGCTCGGGCGTAGCCATGGAGTATAAACTGCTTGGTCTTGAGATGATCACTAAGACCAAAGAGCGATACTACACCAAAGGGCTTAAGCAGCGGATGCGGTTAATCTGTAATTATCTCGGTCTGAAAAATATCGCGCTGAATCCGGCGGCGATCATACCCGAGTTTAAGCGTGGATTGCCGAAAAACATGCTGGAGCTGTCACAGATGATCGCGAATCTGTCCGGTGTGGTGAGCCAGAAAACGCTGATCAGCCAGCTGGACTTTGTTGAAGATCCGGATGCGGAAGTGGAAGCGGTAAAGAAGGAAAGTCAGGAAAAGTTGAAACAACAGCAGCAGGCTTTTGGAAACTATGCGGAAGGCGATCCTGACGACCAGACAGAGCCGCAGAAGGACGAAAAAGAGTTGAATGAGTAATCCTGACTACTGGCAAGAACGTGCCGAAAAACGCATCCACAGAGCTCACAAGAACAGCAATAAGACAATCAAAGAAGTTACAGCAGCCTATCAACAGGCGATTGACGATATTAACCGCGATATTGAAAAAATCTTTTACCGCTATGCAGGTAAGAACGATCTATCTTCCGCGGAGGCAAAGGATATCTTAAACCAAAGAATCAACGAGAATGAATGGAACAAGATGAAGCTGCAGATCAGCACAATCAAGGATCCAGTCGTAAAAAAGCATCTGCGGGCGAAGTTAGAAGCTTCTGCCTATGGCGCGAGAATTGATCGGTTGGAAGCTCTGAAACAAGACATCTACATCAAGACAAAACAAGTCGCTGATGTAGAGCTGCAGAAGTCTACTGAGCTGTATAGAAAAACAGTTGAGGACAATTATTTGCACAATGTTTTCGACTTCCAGCAGGGGACAGGGTATGCCTATGAATTCGCATCGATGTCACCGGAACACATTGAGGAAATCCTGAAAAACAATTGGAGTGGGAAACATTACTCAAAAAGTGTCTGGGACAATACGGATGTTCTCGCGGAGAAGCTGCAGCAAACGTTAACCGCAGGGCTTATGTCAGGCAAAAGCTACAAACGTATGGCAGCGGAGCTGACAGAACTGACCAGCTATGGGCAATATGCTGCAGAGCGTCTGATCAGAACGGAAACAGCCTATCTGATTGAGGAATCAGACAAAGCAGCAGCGATTGATCGTGGGACGAAGGTCAGAATTTTCCGGGCAACCTTAGATTTGAAAACGTCGAAGATTTGCCAGGAGCATGACGGAGATCGGGTGCCGATTGAAAAATCAGTGCCTGGAAAAAATGTGCCTCCGCTCCATCCACACTGTCGGTCATGGATGGAAGAAGAAATTGAAGGCTACGAGCATCGGAGCCGCGCGGCTAGAGATCCAGTCACGGGAGAGCGTGTAATGGTTCCAGCGGAAATGAAATATGCAGACTGGTATGATAAGTACGTTAAGAATAATCCTGAAGCGATGGCAAAAGAAAAGGCACTCAAAAACTACCAATTGGATAAAAAGCAATATCAGGAGTACGAAAACATCCTAGGTGTCAAAAAAGTGCCAAAAACGCTTAAAAAATTCCAAGAAATGAAGTATAGTAATAGTGAAGAATGGCTAAAGAAGCAACGTGAGTTCAGCACAGTTAGCAAGATCAAGAATAAACCAACCTACAGTGATATTTATCGTCAAAAAATGATAGATTCCTACTACCATTTTAGAGATCTTGGCTATGAGTTTACAGATCACTCATTAAATCGATTCCATGGGCAAAAAGCAAGTAAAGGAAAGCGTTTATTCACTGAGGAGGATCTTTTAGAAATTCTATCAAAGGATTCCAACTATATGGAAGAAGCAACAAATAGAATCGTGAAATTTTATGATAATATCGCAGTAATCCAAAATGCTGAAACGAAAGAAGTTGTCAGCATAGTCACTCGATCTACAGTAAAGGAAGGATGGAAAAAGTTATGAAAACAGTTAAAGCTCTACTTAATCTATTTGAAGAATTGTTTGCAGGAAGAATCTCTTGCTTGGCTTTTTCTTATGACTTTCCTAATTTGATGCTTGATCTCAGGGATGATTCAATACAGAAAACACTCGACGATATGCCTGAATTGTGTGCGTTCTATTCACCCTACAAAGATTCAAATTATGATGATGAAGAGATATTGAATGACGAGGAGTTTTTGAAAAAGATCAAGCCCATATACCACAAATTGAAAATGCAAATGAAAGATTAAAGCGGGTTAAATGCAAGCCTGCTTTTTTCATGCCCTAGACATGGCAAAAAACTGTCTTTTTATTATGGCTGCACACTGTCCGGGCACGAACTGGGCGGGGTAATGCAATAAATAGGACTGCCTGGGCACGTACTGGGCGGGCCGGAAAGGACGATGTATATGGATTTATTATTGAAGCGACTACCACTCAACATCCAGCTATTTGCGGAAGGGAACGACGGTAATGCCGGAGGAACTGATAGAGTAGCTGGCTCGGAAGGAAATCAAGGCACGGGAGGAACTTCTGGAAGTCTTGACGATGTTTTAAAGGTGTTTAAGCCAGAGGATGTATTGAATCATCCGTCATTTAAATCAGTCTTAGACAGTCGGATCGGATCCGCGACCAGTACCGCACTGGCAAATGCCAGAGCACGATGGGAAGCTGAACAGAATGAGAACCTCAGCGAAGCTGAAAAATTGGCGAAGATGACCAAGGAAGAACGGGAACGGTATCAATTCAAAAAAGATCAGGAAAAGTTTGCGACTGAACGATCTAAATTTGAACATGAAAAACTGATCGTTGAAGCTGCGAAAGAATTAACAGGAAAAGGAATTGATTCCGCCCTCGCGGCTTTTGTCGTTGGCAAAGATGCCGATGAAACAAAGAAGAATTTGGAAGCCTTCGAGAAATCCTACAACGCTGCTGTAGAAGCTGCAGTCAATGAGAAGCTGAAAGGTGGAGTACCACCGAAGAAAGCTCCAGCTAACATAACAACTTATACTGATGATCAGTTACGGAATATGACGCCGGAACAGATCAATGCCAACTGGGACGCTGTTGTTGCGTCCATGAAAAAATAGGAGGAGTGAACAATTATGTCTATTCAGAATTTTATCCCTACCATTTGGAGCGCTCGTTTGCTGAACCATCTGGACAAAAGCCACGTTTATCTGAACCTGCTCAACCGCGATTATGAAGGCGAAATCAAAAACTTTGGTGACACCGTTAAGATTAATCAGGTCGGTGACGTGTCGATTAAGGACTACACCAAAGGCACAGACATCGATGCACCGGAAGACATCACCGGCGAACAGCAGGAGCTGAAGATCGACCAGGCGAAGTATTTTAACTTTGCTGTGGATGATGTCGATAATGCACAGACCAATCCAAAGCTGATGGATAAAGCGATGCAGCGCGCGGCCTATGCGATGAACGATGTTGTTGACGCCTTTGCGGCAAACTTGCTGGCAATCAATGTGCATGCCGACAACGCGATTGGAACCAACGACGCCCCGATCGTGCCAACAAAAGCGGATGCCTACGACTACCTGGTCGATCTGAACACGAAGCTGACGGAAGCCAACGTTGCCAAGATGGGACGCTGGGTTGTCATTCCAGCCTTTTACCATGGTCTGCTGCTGAAGGATGACCGCTTTGTCGGCAATGGCACGGATTATAATCAGGCGATCCTGGAAGGTGGCGAGGTTGGTAAGGCTGCTGGATTCACGGTTTATGTATCGAACAACGTGCCGCACACCGAAGGGACGAAGTACAAGGTTATTGCGGGTACCACAGAAGCGGGATCTTATGCGGAACAGATCCTGAATACGGAAGCCTACCGCCCAGAGAAGCGCTTTTCGGATGCCGTTAAGGGTCTGCATACTTATGGCGCAAAGGTGCTGCAGAGCAAGTGCATTGCCGTCTTAACTTGCAATAAAGCGTAAGCAGAGAGAGGAGAGTTACTATGGCTTTTATCTACAATTTAAAAACCAAGCTGCTTCATGAGTGCAGAAATGCCGATGTAGCTAAATGGTGCAAAAACAGACCAGAAGAATATCTGGTTTCTGATGATAAAGAAAAACTGGTACAGGTATTGGCGTTGAACAATGCTTTAGAAAGTGCAGAACCTGCCAAACAGGAAAAGAAGAAGTCCCCTTCGCAGATGAATCTCGAAGAACTGAAAGCCTGGGCGGCTGAGCTGCAGCTGGAAATCCCGGAATCCTTGACCAAAGCTGAGATCCTCGCGCTGATCAAAGAGAAGCAGGGCGTATGAAAACCCCTGCAGAAGTAATCACTGCGTTAACCGGCTGTAAAAACGCTGACCTGGTTGCGGTCGTTTTGGAAGCTGCAGAACAGACGATCTTAAGCTTGACCAACCGCACAAAGCTGATCTCGTCGTTAGAATCTGCACGGCGGGATCTTGCGGTTGTGATGATCAACCGATTGGGTACAGAAGGCGAATCCAGCCGCAGCGAGGGCGGCATCAGCGTTAGTTTTGAAGACATGCCGAAGGCAATCCAGACGGTGATTGAAACCTATAGATTAGCGAGGGTGGGCGGTCATGCGTTTGAGGCAGTGCCGGATCAAGACGTATAGCCTTAAAAGGCATGTCATAGCTCGAAATGAGGAAGGCAATACTTACCCAATGTGGGGAAATCCTGTAGAAATTGACGCTGAAATCTGGCCGGCTGGCGGACAGCTGCAGGCGCAGATTTATGGCCAGGAGCTGCAGTATATGCTGAACATGCTCTACCAGGGCGAGCAGGAGATCAAAGAGACCGATGGGATTTGTGTTTTTGTTGCTGCAGATCAGGATCCTGATTACCAGGTGATCTCACAGCAGCGATACGCTAGCCATCAGCTTTTTGTGTTGAAGAAGCGATGAGCGATCTTGTCGGTTTGAAAAAGCTGCTAGATCAGCTGGATGCCGTGTCGGATAACGCCCAAGACGTCCTGTTAAAGTCCATGAAAAGGGCTGCGGGTTTTGTTCGCGATGACGCTCGTTTGCGGGTGCCGTTTAAAACAGGGGATCTGCGCGAGAGGATTCACAGTCGCACAACCAAGACCGAAACGGGTGTACAATCAGTTGTCTCTGTCAGCTCTGAGTATGGTGCTTATGTCGAGTTTGGTACGGGTCCGCGGGGTGAAGAAAACCATGAAGGAATCTCACCAGAGCTGAATCCTCATTACTCACAAACAGGCTGGATGATTCCGGCCAGCGCCATGTCAGAAAAGGATGCGGAGGAATATGGTCTGGGGATTGCCAAAAAGGACGGTAAGGTCATTGGTTATTATACCAAGGGTATGCCAGCCCGTCCTTTTATGTATACCGCCCTTAAAGATAACGAGGATCAGATCAATAAAAACATAGCGAAGGATCTCAAAAAAGCGATCAAGGAGGCAGCGAAATGATTGACGTCAAAAAGATTATCTTCGAGGAATTAAAGAAAATCTCTGAAAACGTAACGGATACCTATCCGGATGACTGGAAGAAGTTTCCCTGCATTCAGTTTTTAGAAGAAGAAAATATCCCACAGGAGATTACCGACGACACAGAGCGTATGTCATATATCCGCTATAAGGTGGATATCTGGGATAAAATCAGTACAACAGCGGCAGCCCTGCAGGTCAATGTGGTGTTTGCCAATCTTGGGCTTAACCGGTCATCCAGCGTGGATGTGCCGGAGCAGTCTTATTTAAAGCACAAAATGATGCGTTTTGAGGGTGTTGTGGATCACGATACTCTGATTGTTTATCAGAAATAGAAAGGGGCGAAGTGAATGCTTGCCAATGGAATTAAGTTAGGCTACAAAGAAACAGCGGAAGCCGTAGAGTTTACCGATCTGACTGGATTGAAGGAAGTGCCAGAACTTGGATCAGACCCTGAAAAAGTGGATAATACTGATTTAGCTGCTGATGTGAAGCAGTATGAAATGGGAATCGGTGATGCCGGAGATATGGAGTACAAGTTCAAGTATGTGAATACGGCTAATTCCTCTTATCGAAAGCTGCGGGCTGCGGCAGATAGCAAGAAGGTTTATCCTTTCCAGCAGACGATGCCAGACGGAACTAAATATCAGTTCGACGCGCAGGTCAATGTCAAGGTCGGCGGCGGGGGAGTGAATGCCGCGATTGAATTTACTGCATCGATGGCGCTGCAGAGTAAGATCACAGTTGTGGATCCGACGGAATAGGAGATGATGAATGATGAATGAAACGAAAAGAAAACCTTTTGCAGTTTGGACTGTAGGGGAAACCGACTACAGGCTCAAGCTGGACACAGCCACGATTGCAGAGCTGGAAACAAAGTTTAAATGCAATCTTTTGAATCTGCTGGAAAGCAGCGGCAGTATGCCGGCTTTGTCAGTCATGCTAACGATCATCCATGGGGCGATGAAAAAATTCAACCATGGCATCACCTACAAAGAGGTTCAGAGCCTGTTTGATCAATATTTGGATGAAGGTGGCTCTCAGGTAGCGTTTCTGTCAGATATTGTACTGCCGGTTTATCAGGTGTCCGGTTTTTTCTCGGAAGCTCAGACGGAAGTCATGGACAGCCAGATGGCGGAGGTTCGCGAGAATATCTAACTGTTACTGACTATCTGAATGAGCTTTATGTTCAGGCGCTGAAATTTGGAATCACCCCCGATTGTTTCTGGGCGTCAACGGTCCAAGAGATCATTGACATGATCGATGCCCGGCAGGAAAAACAAACAGAGGAGCTTAAGCTGCAGATCACGATGCTATCTGTCCAAGCGGAACAGATTTTTGAAGGCATGGTCACAATTTGGAGTGATAAAAACAGTAAGCCTCAGCGCCGGCAAATTTGGGACTTTTACCCGAAGCTTTTTGAAAAAGAGCATGAGGCGTATGAAATTCAGCGCCAAAAAGAAGAAATGGCTTTATATCAAGCGAAATTTAATGATTTCGTGCTCAGGCATAATCGTAAATTTGGAGGTGATGACCAAGCATGAACGGAATTACTCTTGAAAAGCTGCAGGTCATCATTGAAGCGCAGACCCAGGATCTGCGCAACGAGCTTGCCAAAGTAAAACAGCAGCTCACATCAACCTCAGCCGCAGTAAAAAAAGAAACCGGGAAGATCGGAAATTCCTTTGGCGGAATGATGAAAAAGGTCATGGGTTTGGTAGGAATTACCGCAGTTGTCGCTGCTATTAAGAAAGTGGGATCAGCGGCAATCGAGATGGCCAGCGATCTGCAAGAAGTGCAGAATGTGGTTGATACGGCGTTTGGTGACATGGCTTATATGGTTGAGAATTTCTCAAAGAAAGCGATCGATCAATTTGGCATGTCGGAGCTGACGGCAAAGAGGACCGCATCTACTTACATGGCCATGTCAAAAGGCATGAGAATTGCCGGAGACAAAGCAGCGCAGATGGCGATCAGCGTTGCGGGGTTAACCGGTGACGTTGCGTCGTTTTACAACGTGAGCCAGTCAGTTGCGGACACAGCGTTGAAATCCATCTGGACGGGCGAGACGGAAAGTTTGAAGCAATTCGGCGTTGTCATGACGCAAACCAATCTGCAGCAGTTCGCTTACAGCAAGGGGATTCAGAAAACGATTGCCGATATGGATCAGGCTGAACAAACCACGCTGCGGTATATGTATGTTACCGAGCAGCTTAGCCTGGCTCAGGGTGACTTCTCTAAGACCAGCGGCAGCTGGGCAAATCAGATCCGGATCCTGCAAGAGCGCTGGAAGCAACTGCTGGGGATCATCGGTAATGGTTTGATTCAGGTGCTGACGCCGGTTGTTCAGTTTATCAATATGATCGTGTCTAAGCTGTTGTGGTTTGCCCAGGTGTTGCAGTCTGTCTTCCACGGCTTATTCGGTGGCGGTACAGCGGATCCAGTTGCTGGTGCTGCAGCGTCAGCGAGCAAGGCGGAATCTGCACAGGATGGCTATACAAATTCATTAAAAAAATCAGACGCGCAAGCTAAAAAGAATCAGAAAACTTTGGCTGGCTTTGATGAAATCAATAACATCAACCAACCACAATCTGGAGCTGAGGGCGCTGATTTATCAGGGCTTGGCGGAGATGGGTTTGCGATTGATTTCGGAGATCTTGGTCTGGATGAAGAACCTGATACATCCGGAATTGAGAAAGCAGCCGAGAAGATCAGAAATATTATCAAGGGTGTGATGGACTTCCTTGATGAGAATAAGGCTAAAATTCTTGCGATTATGGGTGGTGTTGCCGCCTTTTTAATTGCCTTGAAATGGCCTGCAATCGCAGCGTCGATTGGAAAGATTGTAATGCCGCTTAAAAATGCATTTGACTGGTTAAAGGCGTTTATGAGTCTGGCGTCCAGTGAAGGGATTATCGGAGCTTTAAAAGCTGCTTTCTTGGGCTTCAGCACTACAGGGCTGATTGTAGCGGCGGTCATTGGAGCTGTCGTAGCAGCGGTGATCTACCTCTGGAACACTTCTGATGAATTTCGCAATAACGTGATGGCTGTTGTGGATGGTCTGATGTCGGTGCTGAATCAGTTATGGCAAGGCGTGCTGGTTCCGATCGGCAACTTCATCCTAGATTTGATCGACAACGTGATCATGCCGTTGGTCAATATCATCGCTCAGGCTGTTTGTGCTGTTGTTTTAGAACTGAGTGGTGTATTATCTGCTTTATGGATTAACATACTGCAACCTTTAGCAGAATTCATCGTAGGCATCTTTTCAGCTTGTTTTAAGGGATTGTATGATATCTGGGTGAATATGCTTCCAGCGATCAATGAGATCATGGCAGCCTTGCAGACAATTTGGGTTGATACGCTGCAACCGATTGCAGCTTTTATTGCAGATGTGCTCATCGTCGCAATACAAATTTTAGGTACGATCATTCAGACCGTTCTAACAACTGCTCAGACGATGTTTAATAAGCTGGTAACCTTTCTTACCGGAACCTTCTCAACGAGTTGGGAAAAGGTTTGGGGCGGCTGTAAAACGGTGTTTGCAACGATCTGGAACACGATTATCGACATCATAGAAACAGCTGTGAATTTTATCATCGACGCGATTAACTGGTGTATTGATCAAATTAATAAGATCCACATTGATGTGCCTGGGTGGGTTACGGCCTTAACCGGAATGACCACTTTTGGCTTTAATATCGCTCGTATAGAGCGTGTGTCGTTACCGCGGATTGAGATGCCGAAACTGGCCAACGGTGGTTTGGCCTACGGTCCTACTACGGCGATTGTCGGTGACAATCCAGGGGCATCGTCGGATCCAGAGGTTATCGCACCACTGTCTAAGCTGCAGAACTTAATGGGCTTCGGCAGCGCGGAAACGCTGAACGCTTTGAATCGTCTATACGATATCCTGCTCATGATTTATGAAAAGGACGACACCGTTATCATTGATGGGGAATCATTGGCCGATCGAATCAACAGGATCAACAAGGACAATGACCGCAGGCGGGGAAATCCGGTATTTGCCTTAGAAAGATAGGAGGGATAGGCAATGATCTATATTTGGACAGACGATGATCCGACGCTGCGAGAATTGCCAATCCCTTGTAAATTTGACTGGCAGTTCTCTGACCTAGATCGGGGATCCGGGCGAAATGATTTTGGCTTAATGATGAGAGAAAGAATTGGGTCAAAAGTAAAATTAACTCTGATTTGGAATCCAAAAAAACAAAACAGAAAGGCAAATGAGGCAATGATCCGTTTTTTGAAGTCATTGCCTCCTTATTGTTATTTGAGATATCCGGATCCGGACGGGACAACGCCAACGATTGAGTGCTATCGCGGCGATATTAAATCCGGGATGTATCATTATGATCCGATCAGTGGATCCATCTGGAAGGATACATCAACATCCTTCACTGAAAGGTAGGCGGCAGGATGGCAAAAACAACGCAGACCTTTTATGAAAATTCTGTTTACAAATTTCGTGACACGGAATCAGAGATTGATATCGACGTTTTTGACAACACAGCCAAGGGTGATATCGCAGCTGTGACCACAAGCCAGCAGCGCCTGGCTCATCTCAATGAGGTGTACGACGGAGATCGAGATATACCCAAGCGGTTTGCGACTTGCGAGTATGATCAGTTTTTGCTTGATGGGTCCATGACCCTGATGCCGGACGATTACAGCCGGGAAAAGGTCGGCTGGTGGTCTGAGCTATCCGATGACAACTGCGAGTTTGCCAAACCTCAGATCATCACGGTACAGTTCGACAAGCGGCACAGCTCTGCTGGGATCACTTGCTATTACGATGAGTACAGCAAGCCGGTGGAATCGATCTGCCGCTGGTACCGCGGTGAGGAGCTGCTGGCAGAGTACAAGCTGATTTATCCAGCCTGGACAGTTGAGACGTTTAACAGCGCCAACATTACTGTGGAGCAATTTAATGAGATGACCGTTGGATCGTTTAATTACGGTGAGGCACCGGCAAAACAGGAGTATGGACAAAGTGTTGACGGCTATGATCGTATTCAGATCGAGATGATTCAGACGCAACATCCGCAGACTTATGTCAAGCTAGTTGAGATTGATTTTGGGTTGACATATGCTCTGACCGGCGAGCAGACGCAGGGGGCAAAGGTTAAAGAGCAGGTGTCCTTACTTAGCAACACCTTGTACCCCAACGAATTATCATTTAACCTGGAAAACTATGAGCGTAAATATGACTTGCTCAACCCGTCGGATCTGTTGCGCTATTTTAAAAAAGGGCAGGAGGTGCGGGTCCAGGCCGGTGTTAAAAACCGCAAGACCGGGATCTTCGAGCGGATCAATATGGGCAAGTATTATTTGGATCCACCATCCAGTAAATCCGCCAAACTGACCTGCAAAGCTTACGGCATTTTAAACATACTGCTGGATGATGAGGATTATTACTCCCCGTTTTGGCAGGACGCCGCGGTTGCGGTTATCGTTGATGACATCCTGATCGGCTACGACCACTACGTCCATCCTAACGTCGCCGGGATTAAGCTGACCGGCTACATCCCGACGCAAAACAAAAAGGATGCTTTAAAGGTAGTAGCGATCGCGGTTGGCGCTATTGTCAAAGAGGGCCGTGACGGTAAGATTTATTTTTACCAGGCGACCGAGGAGCTGATCAGCAACCAGATCATTGCGGAGGACACAGTCTATACTGGCTGGCCGCATGCAGGCATGTTGATGGCAGGTTCGCAGCCCTTACCGCAAACAATCGTTGCGATGCCGTATGTGCTTAAGGCGGATCGCAACACCCGTCTTGGGGATATTGATACCAAAGATATTGGTAGCTACACCAAAGTATCTGTCAATTACTTTAACTACGGACCCACGGATCCGACTGCTGAGCTGCAGGAGCTGTTTAGCGGCGAGGTGATCACTGATGAGGACGGTAATGCCAAGATTACTTATTCAGATGCGCCAGTCTACGATCTGACCTGTGAGCTGCCAGCTGGCTGCACAATCAAGCATTACGCTGACGTCAGCCTGTTTCATGGCGATCCTGAGACGATTTATGAGCTGGTAGTCAATGGCCGGGTGCGCAAGGTTTCGAGCGCTACGGCCAGCGCTACGCTGCCACAGATCGAGATTGATCCGCAAGCGCAAACGCTGGTACTGGACAGCTGCAATGAGCTGATCGGCAGCGCCCAGCAAGCCAGGACTGCCGCTAGGTGGTATCTGGATCAGATGCAAAAACGGCTGGACATCAGCTTCAAGTGGTGGGCGGTCGCAACGACAGAAGCCTCCGAGTATTTGGAGGTGGAAACCACTTATGGCACCATCGTTAAGGCGCAGATCAGCAGCATTGAGTACGATCTGGGCGGCGGGCTGACCGCAACCGTTAAGGGGGTGGTGTGATATGGAGTATAAAACCTTCAGGGCAACAGATCGGTACAACGTTGACGACCTGCTGCGGGTTGAGCGTAACTGCCAAATTCTGCGGGATCGGATTGCAGCGCTGCTTGGTTTTAATCTGCAGCTGGACATCCGGACGGACTGGGATCTGACCAGCCTGCCGACGATCAGCCAGATGGATCGGATCCGGCGTAACATCGAGCAGCTGGCACGCACCATGCGCGACGCCTACACGATCCCCGATTTTGGAGATTATTTTGATTACACGATCGCTAACCAGTTTGAGCGGGCGTTTGAGTTTATGGATCAGTACCTTGCGGATCTGATCGCGATCATCAGTCAGCCGCTGGCTGGTCAGCATTTTGCCAACGAGCCATTATTTCTGCCTGCAGAGAGGAGGGATTAAGTGGCAAATTTATATGATTTCACGGAGCGGCTCAAGCTGCTCCTTTATTTAAACCATCGCAAGTCATCGGTCAACACCCGACATTTTGATGACAACTTTCAGGCGGTGGACGACTTTGCACGGGAGACAGACCAAAAGTTTGTCGACCAGGACACGGCGCGGAGTCAGCTGCAGTCTGATCTGATGGAGATTATCCGCACCAACAAGAATGCATTTGATAATCACGTTGCCGATCAAACCAACCCACATGCCGTTACCAAGCTGCAGGTTGGGCTTGGCAGTGCCGATGATACCAGTGATCTTGATAAACCAGTATCGACTGCACAGGCTGCTGCTATTAAGGTAGTGCAAGATGATCTATGCAGCCATAAAGGATCGACCTCCAATCCCCACAGTGTAACAAAATCACAAGTAGGTTTGGATAACGTGCCTAACGTGGCTACTAATGATCAGACACCAAGTTACACTGCAGCTACTACCCTGGCTGCTCTCGTGTCCGGTGAGAAACTCAGTGTTGCTTTTAGCAAATTGGCCAAGGGTACAACGGATCTGATATCACATCTTGCCAACAAGTCAAACCCGCATGGAGTGACTAAAGCCCAGATTGGATTAGGCAGCGTGGATAACACTGCGGATAAGTCAAAGCCAGTATCGACACCACAGCAAGACGCGATTGACGCCGCAATGGCTCAGGCCAATGCTTACACACTGCAAAAGATTGCCGATCTGATCAACGGTGCTCCAGAGTCGATGGACACCTTAAAAGAGGTTGCCGATGCAATCGCAGCTAATGAGGATGTCATGGCTGCCTTAAATGCTGCTATTGGCATCAAAGCGTCACAAGCAGAGCTGGATGGTCACACCGGCAATACGACGATCCACATCACCGCAACCGAGAGGACAAAATGGAATGGTGCGGTTAACGCAAAACATAGCCATGCCAACAAGGCACTCTTGGACACCTACACACAAACCGAAGCCAATCTTAAAAGCGCTGTGGACAACAAGCACAGCCACGGTAATAAGTCTGTTATTGACAAGATCACTCAAGCTATGTTGGACACTTGGGATACAGTGAGCAGTAAAGCAGCTGCGGTGCATAAGCATGTTAAAGCTGATATCACAGACTTTCCTGCTTCATTAAAAAATCCAACAGCTCTGACGGTAAAGCTAAATGGCACTGATGCAGCTACTTATGATGGATCCATAGCCAAAGAGGTCAATGTGACGCCGGCAGGAATTGGTGCAGCGGCATCAAGCCACACGCACAGCTATTTACCATTGTCTGGTGGAACCCTGACAGGCAATCTTACTCTTAAAGGAGCGCCAACTGCTGATCTGATGGCGGCAACTAAAAAGTATGTAGACGATCTTGCGGCTAGTGCAGGCAATGGCGATATGCTTAAATCTGTTTACGATACAAACGGTGATGGCATCGTTGATAACGCAGCAAAAGTAAATGGGCTGACCGTATTGACAGCTGTCCCGGTGGGTGCGAAATTTACTGATACTACTTACAGTGCATTTAAAGCTGCTACAGCAAGTGCTGCTGGAGGAACTGGATTGGTTCCTGCCCCTGCTGCTGGAGCTCAAGCAAAATATCTGCGTGCCGATGGTACATGGCAAACACCACCAAACACGACTTACGGCTTAGCGACCGCAAGCGCCAATGGATTAATGTCTGCTGCAGACAAGGCTAAGATGGACAAGCTCAAAGATGAGAGTGTTATCCGCAATGTCACCATCGCAACGTCCGCATTTGTAGCAAATACTGACGATAATGCCACTCAGTACCCATACTGTGCAGACTACACGGTCAGCGGTATGACGGCCACGTGCTGGGCTAACGTTAATCTGTCAGCGGCATCCAAAGCGCTTGGAGTTATCGAGCAGGGCAACACGATGGCGGGCAAGCTGAGGCTGTATGCTAATGCGGTGCCATCAGCTGATATTGTCATTGATAACATTATCTGGAAGGAGGTAGGGTGATGGTTTTAAGCGAGATTAAAGACACAACCGGGTCAAGGCTCAACCAATACAAGATAACCCACGCAGACGGCACCACGGAGGTCGTTACGCTGGAGTTTAGCCCGGGGGAGGACTATGTGCCGGGCACTCCGTTTAATGCCGCTACGGTCAATCCTTGGCTGCGTAAAATCAACAACCACGATCTGGTGCCGATTGAGAATATCACGGTGCCGACATCGCAGTTTGTTGACTCCACGGATTATCCGCAGTATGCGTATCACGTGGACATTGCAGTGGCCGGGTTGCTTGAATCCGACTACTGCCACGTGACGCTCTCGCCAGCAACTGACGAGGAGGGCTGCATCGCCAAGGGGCGGAGCCTTAACGGTATCCTGCGATTGTATGCGATTGCACTTCCGGAGGAGAGCATCACAATATCGACACTTGTAATAGATAGGAGGGGTGTTTAATGATTTTTGATATCTTAGGATCAGGCAAAGGTAAAAATCCGTTCCCGGGATACCAACTAAAAGTAGGGGAATTGTGTTCCTTGCCCGCATTGTCAACTAATGATTCTTCTGCAAGAGCATTATCAATTCCGACGGGGTGTATTCCTTTGTGCGTAAAAGTTGAGCCAGAGTTCAGGGCTAATTCTGGAAATGGCGAAACTCCAAATTTATATATTGTTATTTATGACAATAATAACAAATATTATTATGCATGGAGAAACAGTTCCGGATGGGTTTCTGGCGGAAGTAAGACACAGTATTTATGCCCGATAGGAGCATATGACGGAGATGTTGAAGCCGCAAGTGCAATCAAGACGATTTATGCGCGAGCGTATAACGGAGCAGGATGGGCTTATAGCGATTACAAATACGGAAAAATCTCAGTCACAATGTGGCTGGAAAAGAGGTAATGCCTATGTACGACTATACCTCACCTGCTGATCTCTGCTCATGGGCAGAGCAGCAGCTCAGTCGTAAGACCATCTACCAGCTCGGCGGGATCGGACGCTATGACTCATCCAGTCGCCGGGTGTTTGACTGCGTAGGGCTGATCAAGTGCTTTTTATGGCATGACTACGGTCCGGGCAATACCAGCTACTACGGCAAGACGGCGCCGGATATCAACGCTGATCAAATGTACTCCAGGGCAACCGATAAGGGTCCGATCAGCACGATTCCGGAGATTCCTGGGCTGCTGGTCTGGCAGCGAGGGCACATCGGAATCTACATCGGCAATGGCCAGGTCATCGAGGCCACGGCTAAGCGCTGGGGAACCATTGGCGGCTGCGTCGTCAAGTCACAATTCAAAGATAAAACCGCGGCGATGTACCGTGGCACATGGACACACTGGCTCAGGTGTCCTTTTTTAATGTATCAGAAGGAGGATGAGGACATGGGCATTAAAGACAGTTACAAAACAGAGGTCTACAACGGTCTAACGATTCAGATCGCACGTATGGGACTGGATCCTGACTATGAGTACAAGGGTACGGTCGTTGGTAAGCCGTTTGGCCCTAACGCTGTGCAGCGATCTCAATCTATTGATGATCCGGAGCTGGAGGCAGCCGGCTGGCAGTCCTGCGGTCATACCAACGGCGGCATCTTTTACAAAGAGCCGAGTAACGGTAATTGGATGGCAAGTGGTATCGAGGTGCTGATGGGCAATGTTACACAGCTTTGGGATACCCGGTTTGATAGCTGCGCAGCCATTGGTTTTTATCACTCTGGAGAGATGGTGATTGCAACCCAGGCTGAGATCAAAGCTTTAGCAGCAGCGGGTCAGCTCCGCGGGGCAGTGACCGCAGCCTTTGGGATTAAACTTAATGGGCAGCGGTGGACTGCGGGATCGGAGTTTAATTCTCAACGTGATTACATCTATTCCAACAAGTCCGGACGCACAATCTTCGGTCAGGCTGCCAACGGCCAGTATGTGATGATATCTGTGCCAGGCGTAAGCGGCAAGTCTGGGTTAACCGGCAGCCAGTTGCCAGCACTGGCGGATCACCTGGGATTAACCGCAGCGGTCTGCCTGGATGGTGGAGGCAGCCGTTACTTGTCTTACTGCGGGTCGATCAAAACAAACACCACCCGCGCCGTTAAAAACGATATCATCATCTACCGCCGCAAAAAGGCAACGCTGGAGCCGGATCCGGAACCGGACACAAAACCAGATCATCAGCCGGATGCAGCTGGTGACGGTATGGTGCTGATCACAGACAAGGGGGCGCTGCGGATCCGCAATGCGGTGATGGGTGACAAGATCCTGTATACAGTACCACAGGGCGAGCAGATCGACATCTTGGACATGCTGGCCGGCCGGCAGAAGGATGGTTACCAGTGGGCATTTGTGTCATATAAACCAACGGGCAAAGACAAGATCATCGGGTACAGCCAGGTTGATGGTGATTACTCGTTATTGGACGAAAAGGAAGGAAACTAAAACATGGAAGACATCAAAAAACGTATCTCCAAGCTGGTCGATCTGAAATCGATCATCTCCATCATCATGGTGGCCGCAATGGTTGCCGGATTTTTTGCCAAGATGGTATCTGCAGAGCAGTTTGTGCCGCTGGTTACGATGATCGTAACCTTTTATTTTGCCAAGCAGGACAAGCCTGATAAGGAGTAAGCGCCAATGTTTGAGTTTATCTCTACGCACATCATGGAACTTGGCTGGACTTGTATTGTCGGCATCCTTGCGATGCTATACAAAACGATCCAAAAAAACTTTAAAAAAGTATTGGCCGATAATCAAAATATGAAGTTTGGTGTTCAGGCAGTGCTCCATGATCGGCTCATACAAAAGTGTACCTACATCATCCAGCGTGGATACGTGACCACCGACGACCTCGAGGAGCTTGAGGAGCTCAACAAGCCTTATAAAGCGCTCGGCGGTAATGGCACAGTCAAAACAGCACTGGAAAAAGTCAAACAGCTGCCTCTTAAATAGCAAACACCCCACCTTCCAATGCCGGAGGGTGGGGATTTTTTATTTTGTGTCTTTTCCTTATATTAATATGCTGCATGGCTGCTTGCAATAACAGCCATGTAAGACGGGATAAGATAAAGGTTCGGATGTATTAAAATTTTTTCCACCATAGTAAAGTTATCCGAACCGCTGAATAGCGGTTTTTGTTTTGTGTCAATGTTGGTAGCCTGAAGGTTGTAGGCTACCTTGATATCAAATTTGCCATCTTCGTGGACATTGACCTGGATTTCTCGGATAAGCATATTCACAATATCTTCTTGCCATTTTGGATCTGTAACGGATCCATTTTTATATTTCATAAGCCAAAATTCAATGCGTTCTTTCGTCATCATCGGCTTAATGGATTCGATCTGATGCAGCCTGTTTTTCAGCTCAACTTGTCGTTGTTCCAAAGCAGCCATTTGATCTTTCAACGACGCAGAGTACAAGCCATCTTCTATAGCGCGAATGATATTTGAGATTTTCTTTTCAACGTCTCTTAAATCGCGAGTAGTAATCTCTTTTTCCAGGGCGTATGAGTCATCCTTCTCCATGATTTCTGCACATCTTTCTGCGATGGTGGAAATAATGTCTTCTTTTAAAATAGCATTTTTAGTAAGCTCAAAAACCGCAGATTCGAGATCAGCTTTCACCACAGATTTCATACTGCAGGTTTTCTTTTTTTTCTTGTTGCAGCAGGTATAATAATAATGCTTTTCTCCATTACGTGATGTTCCGGAGTCGCCGAACAAGGATGCACCGCACTGTGCGCAAAC